TAACAATTACCGTTGTTTTGTTGCTCGGAACTGTGTTATCGTTGGTCTACGGCATGTTTGTATTACCAGTTCTGTTCTGAGCTATTGACATAAGAATACGAATGCATTAGAATAGTACCGTAGTCCCAGTGTGGATTGCGGTATTTTTATTTAGCGACCTTGAGCGCATATCTGTTAATTCGGATATGCGCTTTTTTGTTTTTCGGAGAATTATGCCGTACAAAGTTCAGAAAACAGACGATCAATGGTGTGTTTACAAAGAAAACGCAGATGGGTCGGCGGGGAAACAGATTGCTTGTCACGATAATGAATCAAAGGCGAAAGAGCAATCTCGTGCATTGTATGCAGCAGAAGAATCAAAATCGCTTGGCGTTGAATTGGATGAGTATATCTTTTCCGAAATTTTAGAAGAAGAGAAGTCGACAAAAGCCGCAGATGGTGTTGACGAGGTATATAAAAAGTTTTCGTCTTTGGTAAACATGTCTGCGTCAGAATTAGAAAAATGGGCAGAATCGCCTTGTTCCCGCGAAGCCTCATTAACTCGTGCCCCAATTAAGCGCGTATTGAATTTGTTAAAAAAGAAAAAAGATGAATGGGATGCAAACGATATTAAACAAGCAAATCGTGTTATCTCGTTCATTGGTCGGATGAGCGGTGTTGAGGATAGCGATAATGTATCCGAAGATTGTCCTTATTCGAAGAAACAGATTTCGTTACGCAATTGGGGGAGGAAATCAATTGATATGTCTAATATGATTAAAATGGACGATGATTACGAAGAGATGGAAGAAACCATTCTTGAATCAGATGGCGAAAAAAGTTATGAACAGATGATTGAAGAGGTAGCCGAAGCGTGGCGTGGCGACAATTATGAATACACTTATGGAACTGGCTATGTGAGTTCTGTCTATCCATCATACGTAATTGTTCGTAACAATAAAAAACACTGGAAAGTTTCGTACTCTCGTTCAGATGGCAAAATTAAGTTTGCTCCCAATAACAAATGGGTCGAAGTTCGCATGAAGTCCGAATGGGTTAAGAAGAACTTCGACAACCTGTTTTCAATTAAATCCATTAGCGAAGATCGTATCGGTGCATATGGAATCATTTGGGGAGACAAGGATAAGAAAGACCTTCATGATGAATTCTTTACGGCTGAAACTAAGGATATTACATCTGCATTTGATGCTTTGGGCGCACTCCCGTGGTTATTTCATCATGCAGCAGATTCGAAAATGAAGTCTACCGTTGTCGGGGTAATCGACAAGATGGAAGCTGATGACGTTGGTTTGTGGTACGAAGCACGTATCCGCGAACATGAACTTTATAAACAATACGTCAAGCCGCTGGTAGAAAAAGGCAAGCTGTTCTCATCTTCTGGTGCTTATCCAGGTTCTAAAGAGCGAGACAAGAAAACGGGCGAAATCAAGCGGTGGACCATTGCTGAAATCAGTGGTACGCACATTCCGGCGGAGTATCGAATGCTGGATATGCCCGTAAGTGAAGTGAAGTCGATGTATGTTGAGGCAGGCATTGACGAAAATATTATTAAGTCATTTATTTCGGAGAGTGAAGAAGCAAGCCTTGATGAAACAGCAGGACAAGAAACCGCGAAGGTTAACAAAGATGCTGAGATTCAAGCACAAGTGGCGGCACGTAACCGAATTATTGAGATGAAGTTGCGATTATCTAAATTAGGAGAAAAATAATGGATCGTAAAACTCTTTTAGAACAGAAGGCTCGGTATCGTGCCGCAGCCGAACTCGCTGTTGAAGAATCCTCGAAAGCTATGGCTTCTGATGATATGACAACGGCAAATACAAAATCTGCCGAAGCAGATGGTTATATTGCTAAAGCGGAAAATGTACAGGCTCAGATTGATCGTTTGGACAAGATGGATGCCTTGAAGGATAAAGAACCGGAAAAGGCTGAAACTGCTACCAAGACCAATCGTCTGCCGTTTGATGACGCTGACGCACCAGAGCCAGAAGAGGAAATGTCTGTTTCCAAAGCTGTGTATGTTATGCAGTTCGGCGAAGCAGGCAAGGCCGTTGACGTTGTAACCAAAGATGTTTTTGGCAAGGATTACAATGTCAATCGTCAGGCACAAAAAGCTGCTTTTAGCAAATATCTGCGTTACGGCAATTCTCGTTTGACTGCCAAAGATGCTGACTTGCTGAATGAACTGATTTATACTCCAGAAGTTGTTGAAGCTGAGGTTAAAGCCGGGTTCACCGTTCAGGAAATCAAAAGTAACAAAACGGTCCAGCAGGAAGCTGCTCTGGAACTCGGTGGCGCTTTGGTTCCCGAAGATTGGCGCGCTGAGGTTTTGAAGCGAATGATGGGCATGACCATTATGCGTGGTCGCGCTCGTATCGTAACGACTGTTCGTGACGCGATTGAATGGCCTCGCCTGGAAGGTGGGGATGAGCGGTATACCTCCGGCGTACGTGTAACTTGGGTGGATGAAGTTCCTGATTCCGCTGCTGTTGCTCAAACCAACTTCACGCTTGGTACTGTAAAAGTCCCCGTTCACACCGTAATGGCTCGTACTGACGTTTCCCGCAATCTGTTGGAAGACGCAGGTGTGTCCGTTAGCGACCTGGTTGGCGAACTGTTTGCAGAAGCGATGGCGATTGACGAGGATGAACAATTCCTTGTTGGTAATGGCGCTGGCCGTCCGGTCGGTCTTCTGGGCAATCGCTCTGGCGCTGAATACACCCCTGCTGATGGTATCCCAACCGTGATTTCCGGTTCCGCCGCCGCTCTGACTGCCGATGGTTTGATTAACTTGGTTTACGACCTTGATCCTCAATACCTGACAAATGCGGTTTGGGCTGGTAACAAAACTGGTTTCCGCGACATTCGTAAACTGAAAGACGGCAATGGTGACTATCTGTGGGCGCGGGGCATCGAGCGTGGCGCACCTCCGATTGTGCTGGGTTACGACTATATGATGTCTCAAGCACTCCCCACCGTGGCTGCGAATGCTTATCCGTTCATCTTTGGTGACATGCGTGGTTATCTAATCGCTGATAGAGTCGGTATGACCGTTCAGCGAGTGGAAGACACGGATACCGTTGGTAAGAATAAAGTTGCTATCTTTGCCCGTCGCCGGTTGGGTGGACAGGTAATCATGCCTTGGATGTTCCGGGCTTTGAAAGTTAGCGCATAAGGTATAAGGAGAAAATAAAATGCCATTAGGTAGAGGTCTTTCCGGTAGTGAAGTAAAATATATTCTGGCTTTGTCTCCTGTAGCTGTAGCGGCTGCGGGGTCGACAAACGCCTTCGACTTGACCGGTTTTTCGGGTCCGGTTACGGTAGGTGTTGCAGCGAACAGCGCGAACCTCACGGTTAACGTTATGCGCTCTGGCACTAGCAACGGCACATTTGCTGCTATTGGGGCAAGCATTCAATCGCAAGCAAGCAAGCTGGTTGTTCGTAACTTTGCTCTGAACGGTAGTCCAACTTGGTACAAGCTGTCTTATGACAACAACAACGCTGGTAGCATCACTCCTGTATTGTTCATGGCTGTACAGCAACCGCGTCAGACTCCGATCAACCAAGCGTCAACCACAACGGTTCTCAGCAACGTCCTTTAGTTCTTGGGGGCAGGGTATTCATAACAAATACCCTGCCCTAAATATGGAGAAATCATGTATAACAGTTTGATCTATACTGAACAGGGCGGGTCGGTGATGCGCGTTAGTGAAGGCGCTACACTGAACATGGGTAACAGTCCAATCACAAGCGGGTCTGCATTACCTGCGTTTGCTGCTGTATCTGGTGCGGTGTATTTTCGTAGTGGCGGCAGTTTTGCTAATATCTACATTAATACAACGAATAGCGCATCAACCGGGACTGTGTGGAAAGCCGCAAGTTTGTTTACGCCCTAGTAATAATTGACCAGATGTGTCAGAAATGGTGCATCTGGTTTACATAATATGAATGAATACGCCACCTTACGGGAAATGAGAAGCTATTTATCACTTGCATCACAAAACACGCAGGACGATGACCGCATTCTCGATTTTACCCGCAGAGCATCAAGAGCAATTGATTCATACACACGCAGAAAATTCTATCCAGAGCGGAAGACTTTTAAGTTTGATTACGCTAAGTCTGACGAAGTTCGTTTTGACCGCGATGTTCTGGAATTAAAAGGGTTGTCAGACTTAAATGGAGCATCTGGTTTTGGGCTTGGTGTTTTGTTTTTATCCTGTGGTGATGATTACAATCGTTCGCCATATGATAGAGCAAGAGTCAATTCTAATTCTGGCTCATTGTTTAATTATCAAGGCACAACTCAACAAGCAATTCATGCAGATTTGCTACTTGGCTATCATGAAGACTATGATTATGCCTGGATATACAGTAACGGAACTTTAACAGCAAGTTTAGCAAGTGCCATTACCACCGCAAGTGTTTCGGCTAGTTCTGGTGAAAACGAAATTGGGTTATCGCCTCGGTATGAATCTAATCAATTATGGAAAATCGGTTCTGGTGCATCAGAAGAATTTGTTTACACAAAGTCTTTCGATGGCGGATCGCTGGTTGAATTGATTCGTGGCATAAACGGCACAGTAGCACATGACCATGCATCTGATACACCTGTGTATGTTTGGGGTGTCGAACCAGAGATTAAGTTTGCTACAGTAAGACTAGCGCAATGGCAGTATGAACAAGCGCAAAATCCCATTTATTCCAAATTGGTAACACCTCAGTTTGGCACAATCGAAATGCCTTTTACGTGGCCTTTGGATGTGCAAGATAAGCTGAAACGATTCCAACGAGGGCGAATTAAAACGGCATTCTAATGGCTAATAGAGTAACAGAAGAACAAATCATAAACAAATTAGCCACACATGCGAGAACGATAGATGGCGTTAGAATGGCATACGGGTTCGCTCAAAATCCAGATGGATTGACCCCAGCCAATCTGCCAGCATTTGTGTTTTTTCCAGCAGAAAGCACACACGAATCAAAAGCACATTTCAACGTGTGGACGAATACATTTAATATAACTGGACTTTTATTTGTAATTAGCAGAATGGACAAAGGTGGGACGTTGCGTTATATCGAAAATGACGCAATCCCGTTTATGCAAAAAATTCGTGCCAAGTTTCAGGAACAAGCGGTGTATGAGGATTTACTGTCACTTGGTTTACAAAAAGCACCATTAGTTAGCCTTAGATATGGCGCTGGTGGAAATTTATTAACTTATAATTCAACCCCGTATGTGGGAATCATTTGTCAGTGGCAATTCAAAGAAACTGCTTAATTGCCTAATTGATTTATGTAAACCGCTATGGTACAATAGTACTATTGACAAATAGACAATTTTGGAGGCGAGAAAATGCCAAATCCTGTAGCATCGTTTAAGACGGGATTAAAAGTAGCAATTGAAGACACCTTGAGCGTTGCACCAAATGCCAGTACGAATCCCGGCTGGTGGCAAGGTGGTAGGTGGTTTGACATCACCACAGATGGGTTTCCGTCTTTGCAGGATGAAAAGGCAATTATCTTTCCTGCTGGTCAGGCGGGGTTACGCGCATTGAACAATCGCGCACCTGTGGTTGGTCGTACATGGTCAGAAGGTGGGTTTGGATTCCCGATAACCGAAGACTTTTTGGGCGCAATGCTGTACGGCGCACTTGGCGGTCTGTCCACGAATCGCGTAGATGGAACTAATTTTAGTCTACTTGCCGCAGAGCCGGTTGTTGGTGGGACAGAAAAACTTTTGGTTCTGACCAATCAGCCGTCTGATGGTGGGGCGATTTTGAGATTCGACATTAAGGGCGCGTCTGCCGGTGGAACGATCAGTATCAGCGGCATCGACTCTCATGGTAATCCAGCCAGTGAAGTAATTTCATTTGCAAGTGCAGGATCGTTCTACTCTCGTCAATCGTTTAGTGCAATCGGTGCAAGTTCAATCAGCATTAGCGGCTCTCATGGCGGTGGAACAGTTGACGTGAATGGTATTCAATACTGGGAGCATGTATTCACCTTCAACAACACGTCTAACCCATCTTTTAGTATCGAGCGATATGGCGACCCGACTGCTGGTGCTGCATCTAAATCTAAAATGCACTTGGGCATGGT